CCTATTCTGAAGCGCCATCTCCTCTGCGGCTTGTTGCCACTTCTGTTCGCGCTCTTCAGCTTTCTGCAACGTTGATCTGGGGACCAATCGTCCTGTGTAGATCAACCAAACACTCACAGTGACCAAGACCCCAAAGCCACCCTGTGAAAGGATACTGGGCGGGATGGCTGTGATTGTCTGGAGCGCTGCGAGAGCCAACATTAGACTCCCCTACGGAACAATGCAATTGCATTCACGGATGTGTAGTTGAGCGGGTCAGCGCCCCAAGCGGTTCCGGTAGCATTGATCACAGTCTCAACGAGGATGGTCGAGCCGGGCTCATTCACGAGCCCCGAGTGCATGATGGACCCTGATGCGAAGGTCCCATCCACAGCGCCAAGGTTCACACCCCCGCTGCCCTCGCCGTCAATGTCACCTCGCAGCGTGACGTAGGCGAGCACCCCCGTGTCATTCAATACCTGCACCGTGTGTCCGGAAAGGATGATGGCCTGGTCTGCCCACGACGGCACAGGAATGTTGACGCCGACATATCCCGTGATGGCGGTCCCGAGCGCGAATCCGCTGGTCCAGTTCTTCCGCTCATCGAAGGAGATTGGCCCAACGAACTGCCCGCCAAGTACAAGCCGGTCAGCTCCAAGTGCCCAGCCCGCTGTGCCAGGGTTCTCAGCCAGCAGGTCTCCATCGAACGTCGTGGACCGGATCGTGCCCTCTTCATCAACCCGAATCCCACCCCGGCCAATGGTTGCATTCTCCAGCCGGCGTGCAGCAAACTGCTCCTGCACGAAGCGTTCCAACTCGCGCAGCCGGCGCATGATGTCGCCGTTGGACTGTGCGGCGTCAGCTACGCTGGCCATCAGCTTGCCTCCCCTTCAGTTGGATCCCAGAGGATGGGGCGCACGACCCCAGCTCCGCTGTCCAGCTCCCATCCGATCACCCGGCCCTGGCCTCTGTACCCGTCAGGGTGCCTATGGCCCACGAGATCCCAGGCGATGTCATCCCCCAGTCGCCAGTCGAGGTTCAGCCTAGGCACGGCATCCCAACGCGCCTCAATAGTGATTGTACGTGAGCCATATCGACGCAGCGCTAGTTCTTGTGCCGCGTGTGCATTCAACGTCGAGATGTCTGAGATGGAGGTGGATGGGCTGAACCGGCGCTCATAGCGCGGCCAACCGGTTGCGACTGCTGTTTGCGGCACGGACACAGGCCGGTCCTCGCCCTCGCCCGAACTAGTCGCCGTGACATGATTAGCGCCACGGCCATCCGTGTAATCTTCAATGTATGTGTAGATTGCTGAAGATTGTCCACGAGTGGTGAAGACCGCTGATGGGTTGGAGCTAGCCACGCCGATGTGCTTCCGGACTCGCAAGGTCTTGCGCACCTTGTTCCGCAGGAACTCATCATCCCAGTCAACGTCAATCGTCCACTCGGGGCCATCTTCTACGCCCATCAGCTCACGCAACCGCGAGTAGACCGTTGCATCGTCATTCGACAAGTACGTCCGGCTGCGCTTCACGCCGGTTGCCGGGCAGTCCAGGATCACGTTGATTCCTTGGGTTGCTGCGTCCAACGCGAGCCCGCGAGCGATCACCGAGGATTCATCCTGATCAGTCCACTCGTGGTCCGCCACATAGCGTCGTTCGTAGTAACCCTCCAGCGAGACACAACCTAGCTCCAGCGTGGCCCCGTTGGATCCGCTGCGAGTCAAGACGATCCCGGCCCAAGTCGGCACGTCATTCACAACCGCCACGATCATCGACTTTCCCGGCTCAGTCGCCTGGAATGCGAGATCCCCCAGGGCGCCAGGGCCGCTGCGGGGGATGGGGAGTGCCAGCGAGGATGATGTATATGCACCCAACACGCGCGAGATTGAGCCCGACATGTCTAAGAACTCAGCGATGACCTCGCCGGATGTGAGGTCGCACCCTAGCCAAGTGAGTCGCTTGGACAGGACCGCAATGCTGTGGTCTTCCGGGTGGTCTTCCGGCTCTTCCGGGCCAGGATCAACTGGTGGCTCTTCCGGCTCAACGGCAATATCGATATGGAGCGATGTTGCGTACTGGAGCGATGATCCCGTGTAAGCCCGCAAGGTGATCTGGATTGCATCGCCATTGTCGATGACCTGCACGGTGCCATACTGGTCATTGCCCGGGATCGTTGGGCCTTGGTCGTACTGGTTGCTGCCGGTGCCACCTGGAAGCACAGAGTCCAATGAGCCAAAGATCGCAACAGGGAAGCCGCCCCACTGGTTCCCGCCACCAGAGTCCATCGCCAGGCCGTGGTAGTCGCCGTTGAGGCAGACCATCCGGTCCAACCAGCCGTACTGGTCAAACATCCGCACAAGCTCATCGCGCTCGTTGGTGTAACCGGCCCACGTATCGGCGGACAGCCCCATCCAGGGTGTGGGGTTCAACCACACCAGAGCTTCAGCGTCACTCGTGGATAGGATGTCCTCCATCCAGACCTTCTGCGCCCCGCCCAGCATCGTCTTGGTGCTGTTGTCCGGGTCAGTCGATGGATCGCGATATGACCTCGTGTCGCTCATGATGAACAGCACGCGGCCGCAGGTGAAGCTCTGGTACACGCCGATGTTCACGGAGTCATTCAGCGGGTAGCTCGGAACACGCTCGCGGTATACCTGTGCGGCGGCTGGCCGGCCCGGGTCGGTGCGGTCACTGTTGTTGTTCGCATAATCGTGGTCATCCCACACGTATGCCAACGGGACTTCACGATACAACTGGTGCTGCCGAGACTGATCCAGGACATCATCAAACCCATCCCGGTAAAGGCTGGGGCTGTTAGTCGTGATGTTCTTGTAGTGGATGTCCCCTAGATGCACAAAAAACAACGGGTCTAGGTTGCGGATCGTGTCAAACACCGCATGGTTGGAGATCCCGTTGACGTTGTCGAGGTCGCCGGCGCACGAGCTAGCGGCAAATGTGTAGCTCGCCTCAGATCCCTCGGCGGGCATGGTGGTGAACTTGCCGCTGGGGTCAGTGTCCAGGATGCCATCATCCTCGATGGCGTACCAATACTCCGTGTTAGGCGTCAGCCCGGTCGCCGCGAGGTCAACCCAGCCGAATGAATCCGCTGTGTCCGTGTCGACATAGGTGATACCTGCGAATGAATCGTTTGTTGCAACCCCCAATCTTGCCGTGGTTCCTGTGATCTCCGCGCGGACCCTGCACGATGTATCCGTGAGAGCCCCGCACCAAATCCTCGTGACGGACATGGCTTACAGCGGCCCAGCATACGTGACGCTCATGCGCGGGGCACCAGCGCCAGTCTCGGTGTTGAGCGCTGCGCCGGAGTCTTGGAGCCCGGCCAGCTCCATGTAGTCCGTTGAACCGTTGAGGTTAACCGTCACCGTCTGCGCCGGGATCACAACGAAGCCGCTCGCCCACGTGGACACGGCGTAGCGTGACAAGTTACCATCAAACGCTGCGCCATTCTTCCGCCAAGCGGTGCCTCGCACCGAACCGCCAGTAGCCAACTCCATGCCGATGGACGCTTCGAACGTGTACCAACCGGCCACATTGGGCTGATACCGAGTGGGGTTGCTACCGGAGGACCAGCAATCCAGCCGGTCCAAGTCCTCGATGTTCCACGGGATTGCAGTGGAGGATGCGCCCGAGGTCGTGTTGGTCAAAGACACGGCCGTGGATCGCCGCAAGACCGCGACAACCGTACCAGGAGCCAGGATTCCAGCCCCCGCGATGGTCTCCCATGTGCTCGCACCGTCGTGGACTTCGAGCGCGTCAGTCGCTTGGTTCCAACGGAGCATCCCGTCGTACACGCCCGACGCTGTCCCCGTCAGCTCGCTATCCGTCCGGACCACCTCAACCCCGCCAGCCGCCACGGCGATGGGGTAGTTGTTGGTCACGGTAGCGCCGGCTGTGTTGTTGGCCGGGACATCGATCGTGGCGATGCGGAAGCTGTTGGACGGCAAGGAAGGCTCAGCAGGCGAGGCAGCAGCGGTGCCGGTCACATACTCCGTGTCCAGTTGCCGCAGGCCGGAAGAGTCCTCGTCATCATCCCACACCCGCACCACAATCAGGTCCTTGCGCGGCAAGGATGCATGCGCGGCGACGATAGCGTGTGTGTGTGACGGGAGCTGGAACACGTACGGGCCTGTCAAGGATGTGATCCCCGTGTGGATCACGCCCTTGAGGTTGTTGACCGTGATCGTTGGGTTGGAGAATGTCACGGCGTTGCCGCTCGCGGGGTGAAGCCCTGAACGCGCGCCGAATCGCGTACCTGTGCCACCCTGGCTCAGGTAGGCAGCCTGCGCGCGCCGCAGCTCCTGTGGGTTGTACTCTGGAGCGCCGCCGCTCGCGGCAATCCACAGCGGGTCAGCAGGCATGCCTACCACCAGACCTTTGTGTATGAGACGGACAGTTCTGCACTTGCATTGTATTCACCCGCACGGAACAACATCTCATGCGGGCCACCTGCTGGGAGAGTCGGAAACTCTCCGGATGTGTTACCTAGTTGGGAAATCGTCCCATTCAACATCACCGTGCGGGTCGCTGTGTTGATGACTAGCGCCTGCCCGGTCAGCAGCTTGGTGTTGATCTCCAACGTTTGGATCGTTCCGTCAGCGAGCTTCATCACGATGCGTGGTTCCTCGACTGGGCCCGTGATCGTGATGATCATGTAGGTCTCGGCAGTTCCCTCGTTGGTAATGCTGAGAGATCCACCGGTTAGGACGCTGTCAATCGTGAATGGAACAGTGAACGGGACTGTAAGCCCGCCAACCATCGTCGGCAGGTTGATCGGCCCGAGCGTGGTCGCTTCCGATGCGAAGATCAACGGGTTGAGTGCCACGAACACACAGTTTGCAACAGTGACTCCGGACCGGATCAACGTCATGTCGTGCTGCACGACCCTTGGCCGGCCGTACATGACGAATTCTTCGCCACCGAACATGAACCGCAGCTCGATCTCTTCCGTGTCATCACCAATTGGTGCGAACGCAGCTTGAAGCGCGTGGCGGGCTTGGAGCCAACTCGCCTTGTCGTAATCTGCACCCAAAACCTCAAGGGGCATGGGGATGATCACTTCATTCATCCACTCTGCGCCGGACCAAGAACCGTGCGCCCAGGGTCGTGGGCCACCTTGATCGGCCCTGACCTCGCGGTCCCAGGGGTTGAAACCGTTGAGAAAGTTGTATGGCGTACCAGGCCCCAGAACCAAGTCCCGGACCTTAGCCTGTCCTTCAAGTAGTGGCATCAGATTGCTCCATGCATTGCCAGCTCAGTTTGGACTTGCTTCAAGCTGAATCGATCGGAGTACGCCTTGACCTCCAGGTTGGCGACGTTGATGCCACCTGCGGAGCCTGAGCCAGCCCAAGCTCCCATCTTCTGCTGCGCTAGGTTGGAGACTGGTGGCCCAGTGATGTTACCCGCAATCACGCCGCTCGTGAGCGCGCGCATCAAGCGGTCCAAAGTCGGGCTCTCGCGCTCGATGCCCATCGCGAGCATCTTCACGATCTCCTTGCCCGAGTGCCCTTGGTTCAGGATCTTCAACGGGCCTTCCTTGACCGGAGATCCAGGCAGGAGGTCTCGCACCTTCTGGGCAATGTTCCGCGCGGCAGAGATCACACGGTCACCAGCCTCTCGCACACCGCGCGCCAATCCCGCGATGATGTTCCGACCGGCGTTGACGAGCCAGGATGCAGCCCCGCTGAAGAATCCTGTGATCTTGCTCTTGATGCTTCGCACATTGGACATCAAGTTGTTGATCCTGGTGCGAACCGTGTTCACAATGCCATTCCAAATCGAGGATGTCACCGTCTTGATGAAGTTCCAAGCGGTTCGCACGACGTTCCTGATCGTGTTCAGCACCGTAGAAATGACACTCTTGATGGTGTTCCAAATGGCCCTGTTGGTGTTCAGGACCGCGCGAACGGCGCTGACAATTGCACTCTTGATCTCCGACCAATACTTGGTCACGAGCGCGATGATGATCCCCAACGGGCCAAGGATGATCGATATCAGGAGTCGCCAGTTGTCCTTGACCCAGCTGATTGCAGCAGAAACCCCATCGACGATGGCATCCCACGCCTTTTGCAGGAATGGCACAGCGGTGTTCAAGATCCAGTTCACCACGAGCTTGATGATGTTCAGCGTGGAGTACCAGACTGTCTTCACGATGTTGCGGAATGTCTCAGACTTTTTCCACAACAGGATGATGCCCACGACCAGCAGGCCGATCGCGATGATGATCAGGCCAATTGGGTTAGCTGCAAAGATCAAGTTGAGCGCTTTCATCGCGCCACCAGCGAGCTTGAGGAACCCCACCAAGCTCTTGATCGCCGTGCCGACCTTGAGCGCTGCCGATGCAAAGAGCAGGAAGCCACCCGCTATGGCAATCCCAGTGATGATCATCTTCTGCGTCTCTGGGGAGAGCGCGAGGAACTTGTTCAGCAGGTTGGTGAATCCGTCCACCAACTTACGAATCGCCGGCAAGAGGATGGTGCCGAGCGCGATCCCCGCAGTCTCCAATGAGCCCTTGAGCTGTTCCAGCGAACCCTTGACGTTGTCCAGTCGCTTGGCCGCCACGCCTTCTGCGGTGACCTTGCCCATCGATGCAGCCATCTTGTTGAAGCCCGCTGACCCTTCATCAGCGAGGATGGCCGCGCCACGGATGGCGTCCGATCCAAACAAGGTCTCCAGGGTGGCCAGCTTCTGCTGCTTGGTCATCCCCTTCAGTGATCCCTGGAGAACCTGTGACACATCCGCCAAGGACTTCATGTTCCCTTGGGCATCGAAGAATCTGTTGGTGCCATCCTTCGTCACGATGCCCAGTTCCCGCATCAGATCCACTTGCTTCTCAGTGGTCGGATTCAGGTTCTGGAACATGGTCTTCAGCGAAGTACCGGCATCAGAGCCCTTGATGCCGGCGTTGCCCATCAGGGCAATCGCGGTCGCGGTGTCCTCGAATGACACGCCGGCCAAGTTGGCGACCGCACCAACCTGTTGCAGGGACTGGCCAAATTGCGAGACATCGATCGCGCTTGCGTTCGCCGCACCAGCGATCAAGTCGGCAACCTTCGGCATATCTTGGGCCGATAGGTTGAAGCTGTTCATGGCATTGGCGGCCAGCGTTGCCGCCTCGGGCAGCGCGACCTCGCCGGCAGCTGCGAGCGCCACAGTAGCCTGTGCCGCGCCATTCATTACATCCGGCACAGAGATACCGGCCTTGACCAGTTCCTCGATGGCGCTGGCCGCGTCGGTGGCGCTGAAGGCGGTGTCCTTGCCGAGCTGGAGCGCGAGCGCGCTCAGCTTGTTCATCTCCGAACCGGTCGCACCCGAGACAGCCGCCACAGCGGACATGCGCTGTTCAAAGTTGGCCGCCGAGTTGACCGCAACCGCGATCCCGCCAGCAATCGCTAGACCGGCAACACCCATTGCATTGCCGGCCTTAGTCACGCCGGCTTCAGCTTGCTGGCCGGCCTTGTTGACCTTAGCTAGCCCAGCCTCAGCCTGATCGACGCCTTTGCCGTCATAGTCAATGACGACTTCACCGCGAGCAGTGCCGAGATTGGTGTCAGCCATCAGGGTTCACCTTTTTCATGCGAGCTGCTGGGTCAGCAAACTTGCGTTGTGGAGCTTCCTCAGGGTCCATTCCAACCCGCATCCACTTGTCGAAGCAGGCTTGACGCTTGCGGCGGATGGCAGCATCGGTCTTGGCACCCTTCTCAGATGCATCAAGATCAGCCTCCATCTCCGCGCCGAACAGGTACACCGCTCGGTTGAATTGCCATGCAGTTATTTCGTCTTGAATGAAGTACAGCTCAGCCGGCGTCTTGTGAAACTCCTTGCTCATCTGCCAGGCTTCCCACAGCCACTGAGGTTTCTCTACGAAATCGCTCCAGATCTGCGGAACCCCCGACAACGTAGTCCAAAATGAACAGCCGGTCCTCCAACGGGATCTGATCGCAGTAGACGTGGTCACCATCCTTGCGGTTGGTGGGATCATTCGGCGTCATCAGGACTGTGGGCTTGACCACGCAGTAGCAGGTGGTCCTATCGATCATGTGCAACAGGCTGGTGATGTTCTTCTGATCCTTCATGAGGGATTCAACATCAACCTGCGGCTGGCCCTTCACACGCTTCAAGTGTTTGTTGTCCACGAGCGCGGAAAGCCCATCGGTGTTGTGCAAAACTCCGGCTGCAATCAGGCCCTCAACGCCCGGACGCCGGACCAAGATGACCTCGCCGGAAGGCAATGTTAGCTCGGTGTTGAATTCCCCGCCCTGCGTCTTGGCCCAGACCCGCTGGCCATACCCCTCGCCTGTGGCGCCGTTGGTCGTGGCCGGCATGGATTGCGGCTCGACAGCCGCGCGCTTGGCAGCCGCGCGCTTGGCGGGGTTGCCACTTTTCTTTGCAGTGGATGGCATCTCGTGCTCCCAGAATCCGTTTGCTGTTGTCGACTTGCTGAAATCTTACGCTGGAGCCGGAATCGCCGCTTCAGTCTCATTCTGGACGAATGAGTACAGCTTGCCAACGTCGGCAGTCACGGTCGAGCCGAGACCAACGCCGGACCCAGAGGTGAGGAAGAATTCGCCGTCAGTGAACTCACCCTCCAGGGTGTCGTTCACCTTGGCCTTGTAGATGATTGTGTGCAGGTCGCCTCCACTGTCGGAGATGGCCTGCCCTTCAATCTTGAAGTACGGCCGCTGGTCGGTCGCCAGCTTGTCGTAGGTCTTGACTTGGTCGGGGGTTGTGCCGGACTCGGTGATTGCTCCACCAGCCATCGTGGCGTACGCCTCAAGGCTGAGACCACCAGCCTCAATCTCCCACTCAACCTGCGAGCCCTGGCCGTGAACGGCGATGAGCGTGTCGTCGCCGCGCAGCTCAGTGAACTCTTCGGTCTCGCTGAAGCTCAGCGTACGTGCGTACGGCAGGTCAACGGTCGGCGTGCCATACACGGTTGCGGCTGCTGTCGTGAACGGAGTCAGACGGATGTCCCGAATCCCGTACGGCAACGGGACGGTCGTAAGTGGCATCGGTTCTCCTGGGTTCCTTGAAGCGCTTGTCCTTCAGCGCCTCTCCTGTCTTCACATCCCAGCGGTGGATCACTACCACCCTGGGCCCTCCACCGCACCAACGAGACTTGCACTTGACCTCAAAGACGCCATCGATGAGTTCGCCGTGCTTCTTGCTCTCGCAGCGCAGGTCCATAGTTACTCCACAGAGTCCACGACAAAGCCTGCATCCTTCTCAAAGTACTGCAGGGCATTGTCAGTGAATTCATTGACGGGGATCTTCCAGCCGTTGCGACGATCCCAGACAGTCTGCTTCTGGTCTTTCGCACCAACGCCGGTCCAGTCACGCCCGGAAATCACACGCCTGTGTGCAGTTCCGATGTACCGGACGTAGCGCTCTTGCTTCTGCTCCTTGCTACTCGATTCGGTCATGCTGCTGGTGCCTTCCTACTCACGACCTCATACCCGTGGTTACGGGTGAGGGTCTTGTAGCCATCGTCCACCAGGTCGCCGGAGGCACCGCGCCAGTCAACCTGAGTGAGGATGTATCCGTCACTGCCCACGACGTGCGATGCGGCTTCCAGGATCTCCTTGCAGCGTTCCAGAATCAAGTTGATCCGGTTGTAGCTTCCACCGTGGTCGTGTGCCCAAAGGCTCATCGATGTCTTGCCGGGAGAGTTGGAGAGTCCCCAGCGCGGGGATGTCTCTTCCCAGCGGATGAACAGGAACGGCTGTGTGGCCGGTGGGTCGTCAGTCGCGTTGGACGGGAAGATGTTGGAAGCGCCGATGCCGAGCGCGGACAGCTCGGTGTCCCCCACCAGCAACGAGTACACAGCAGCCCGGCTCACTTCAGGCCTCCCACCAACCGGCTCAGCACCCGCATGACGTCCTGCCCGGTCTGTCGGAGCGCCGGTACGATGATCTGGTACCGGCCACTCCAGCGGACCTCAAGCCAAATGCCGTACGGGACTGAGTGTGCATGGATGATCCGGTGCCGTCTGGGGGTGTGCTCGGTCGCGGTGAAGAGTCCATTGCGAGCGTTTCCGGTCTGATCCCGCCAGCGCGCTTCGCGCTTCATGTATGCCTCGCCGCGTGTCGCGCCATACTCCGTGGCAGCGATGATCGCGCGGTTCATCCGGTCGGGGAAGCCTTTCACGCCCGGTCGGAGTGTGTCGCTCTTCCAGTGGAACCCAACCTGCCGGCCAGCCACTAGAACCCACCTCCAAACCTCGCCACGAGCGCGCGACGTTCCCACCCGTTGTTGCGCATCAGCTCGATGATTTCCCACTCTTCCCCGCCATAGCTGAACCGGTCACCCTGGTCCATGGACGAGTCCCACGCGCCCAAGAGCTGCATCTCAGCGTAGCGCTGTGATCCATCAGCAGCGCGCACGGGATTCAGGTCTGAGCCACCCCCGCCAAACTCAATCAGGTGGAACGTCTGCGCGGTGCGTGGCTCGCCTTCCTCCCAGGACCAGCCTCCAGAGCCATCGGAAACTCGCACCTGCGGAGTGAGAACCAACGTGACGGGCAGTGCGTCGATCAGCCTCTGGGTGAGTTTCCGCTGAATCGCTAGCTCGGCAGGGCTCGTCATGGCGGCTCTCACACACGCTCTATGGCACGAGTGGTTGCCGAATTGCCTCCGGGTGTCTCGGTACCCTCGAAGGATTCGGCAGCCAATAGAGCGTGCTCTAGCATGTCTCCCAGAGCGCGCCTGCTCGTCCCTTCCTGGGTATCGACCATCTCAACGTACTTTGCAGCCTTCTCACGCCAGATTGCGGCTGCGGCCTTCCGGAGATCATCGCCCGCATCATCAATGTACAGGTCCAACGTCGTGTCGTCGTAGGCCTGTGGCACCGAGACATCATCCACCATCCGGCGCAACGCGGCACGCTGATCCTCAGTGGCCATTACTCAGCCTCATCATCCTCGCGAAGGCGTGCAATGAGTTCGTCCTTGTTGCCCGACTTGGAAAGCTCACGCTTTTCAAGCTCCTCGCGCAACTCATCGTTGGTCCACTCATCGTAGTCGTCTGCACGGTCGTCCTCGACGGCCATGGAGCCGGCTTCAGCGGTGGCGGGCTCGGGCTGGGGCTCTGCCTCTGGGGCCTTGCCCTCTTCAACACCAGCAGGGATCTGGACGTTCCACATCTTGAGCCACTTCAGGTACTCATCGCCCTGCTCGGCGTGCTTCGCTTTGTCATATGTGGGCCAAGGCATCTTGCAGTTTCCCTTCTAGGGGTGTGGGATCTGGTTGGGGCTCGTGAAGCTCAGCCCGACTTTCGAGCCCCAACCAGGCCTATGGGATTTACCAGGCGTACGCAGCCGGCACCGAGTACGTAGCCCCGGAATCGACCTGCAGGACAGCCCCAGCACCGCGCGTGTTGATGCCCGAACCGATGCCCCGGTTGTAGAAGGAGTCAATCAGCGGGTAGTCAGGCGTGCGGCCCTTGACCAACCGAAGCCCACGAAGCGAGGCATTCGGGTGCTCACGGAGCACCACAGGGTTCTGGACGTTCTCAGGCCCACCAGTGGCGAACCCAACGAGGTATCCAGCGGGGATGTACTCTTCCTCGACCACGAGCCAGTTGCCGTACTGGCCGACAACTGTCATGCCCTGGTAGGTGGACGGAGGCTGCGACGCATTCTCGATTCGCAGGTTGTCCGGGACCAGGAACGATGGCGTGCCCTGCGCCGGCACGAAGTCGTAGAGACCTCCACCGGTCGCCGGAGAGGTGCCACCGTTGGCCGCGCTCCGCCAGTTCCGCATGTAGTCCGCTTCGGCCTTGTTGACCAGGAGCACATGCCGGTATCCCAGTGCAGCCTTGTAACCGTGCTCGGCGATGAGGTCGTACAGGTTCTCCACCGAGGCAGCGGTCAGCGTGGCCGTACCAGTCGTGACGAAGTGGTTGTGGCTGTCCGCGAACGTGGTCGAGCCAACCGCAGGCGGCAGGTCTCCAGCCACACCCGCGTACCACGGGTACACGGTCGTGCCCTTCTCGTTAGTGCGTCGAGTGTTGTTGAACACTGTCTTCATCACGAGATTGAACACGTTCCGGTTGTCCGCTTCCAGCGCCATCGCCGCAGTCGCGTCCACCTGGTTGGCCGGCGCGTTGGCCAGGTACATCCAGGTGAAGCGGGCAGCAAGGTCGTACCACTTGAACGTGTATCCGAGGAATTCGTGCGCCTGGGTGGGACGGTGCCCAACGGGCTCACCGTACTCAGATGCTTCCTCGAATTCGGCCCGCGCACCAGTGCTGAAGAAAGGCTCACTCTCCAGCGTGGTCCGCCGAGTCAGGAGCGCCACCACCGGGTCACGGAGCCTGTTGGCCTCGGTGAGCCCTTCCTGGTAAGCGTTCCACAGGTCGTTCAGGTTGACGCCGTCAGAAGTGCTCGTGACGATGTCACCCTGCGCATGGATACCACGGTCACCACCGAACACACCAGGGATGATCCCCAGCTCGCGAAGGTTGACCAGCTCCATGCCGCGCTTGGGCGTACGCGAGAGCGCACGCGCGTCCAGGACTCCAAGAGGAGTCATGAGAGACTTGCGTCCCATTGTCTTCACTCCTCTCAGGCGCCAGCGCGCCGGACGATCATGCGCCAGGCCTCGACCATGAAGCCGAGTGGGGCGCCAGTGTTGGTGTCGGAGATGACCCCGTCAGCAATTGCAGCATACACATCGTCGCCAGCCGCAACACCCGTGAGTCCCGAGACGTCCACGATTTCACCGGACGTCATGACGTCGATCACATCGCCAGCAGACATGACCTGCGAGGGGCAGATCACGCCTTTGATGTCACCAACAGCAGCGCCGCCGAGCTGTACCAGCCCGCTGCCATCAATCTGCACGCCCTTGGGGACGCCCACATCACCGCTGGCAATGGCGAAACCCAGCTTGGCGCGGAATCCGCCAGAGACAGGGTCATACTTGTCGAACCTGGCCATTTGCCTTCCTGTCGCTCAGCGACGGAAGCTGCCAGTAAGCCCTCTTGCAGCCAATTCCTTTTGGCGCTTTTTCTCATCACGCTGATCGTTGCGGGACTTGGCCGGGCCTGGTTCCCCGCTGGCGCCAGTGACCTGCTGCTTCACCAGGTATGGGCGCTTCTTGGCCAGGTCTTGCAGGGCCTTCTGGAGGCTGGCTTTCGTGGGAGCCCCATCGTCATCCAGCTCCAACAGGTCCTTGTCGACCTGGGCGAGCGCCAAATCTGGATCATGCCAGGTGTAGGTGTTCGCCGAGAGGAACGCATTGCCAAGCCGGAGTGTCCGCACCTCATCACGAAGCGTGTTGAGCTCAGCCTCAAAAGCACTGGCCTGCTCAGTAGCTCGCTGCAACTCCGTCTTGTCTTTGTCCTGAAACTGCCTGAGACTTTTCAGAGCTTCGTCCAACTTGGCACGAAGTTCCTTGTTCTCTGTGCGTCTGCGGGCATTCTCACGCGAAAGCTCTTGGATTCTGGGGCTCTGCCCTTCATCCTTGCTGTCCGCGTCATCCTCGGCACTACCTTGGCTGCCGCCATCCGCCTCACTGTCGGCACTGCCGTCAGCGTCTTCCGCATCCTCATCTTCCCCAGCGGGCTGCTCTGGTGCAGCTTCGCTTGCACCAAGCACCGGCCAAATGGGCCCACGCTTCGTGTACCCAAGCGGCAGCAGTCGCTCGCCGGTCAGAGGATGAGTCATATACCGAACCTCATCCAGCCACTGGCCAGTCATTCGGTTCCTCCATCTATGTCGGGCTGGGGTGAATGATACCTGATGGGCCGGCAGATACCTGAAACCCTGTGTAAACTGGCGTTTTCTGCAGCTATGCGATGCGCCGGCCTGTGGAGCCAGGCATCAGCGAGTCGAGATAGCTGTCATACTGTCCAGACAAGAATCCTTGCACAAATGCATCTTCCGAGACTGGCACCGGCTCAATGTAGCAGAAGCAATGCGGGTGCGGCTTGTTCGGCACTCCGTCTGGCTTGTACTCGCCCGGTCCGCCACCTCGGAACGTCGTGCGGGTCGCGAGGTCATCGCAGATGTCAGCCTTCGAGTGTGACCCGGACAGGTTCCACTTCACGGTGTCCACCCACGGCGTCTGCTCATACTTCTCGCGGCTCAGCGTGTGGAATGCATTGTTGAGTTCAGTGCGCCCCAAGCGCATCGCTGCATACGACACCCCTCCTGGTGTATCCGGTCGTATGAAGCGGCCGACCTCCGCAGCAATCTCGCGAGCGCTCTTCCCGAGCAGCAAGCCTGAGTTGATGATTGCATCTATCCGCCCAGAGGCCAACACCCGGTTGCGGTACACACGCTCCGACAGCGGCACACCATTCACGCCGCGTGCGAGATAACTCAGCACACCCCGTCGAGCTGTTGCAACTTGGGCTCGCTGCCACGCGGCTGGATCAATGCCTATGGAGCGCAGGTAGGGCCGATCGAACTGGGACATTAGCTCGGCTGCTGCCTGGCCGGCATTCCCAGCTCCGCGACGAATCGTGCCCTCAACCTGCGCCCACAGCCGGACTTGCTCTTCAGCAAGCCGGACCTGCGCTGCCCGCACCTGGGACGAAGGTGCATTGCTCAGGGACGCTATGAAGCGCTGTGACTCCCTGGCAGTGTCGCGCAGGAGCTTCCTTAGCTCAACGTCGGTGAGACGCTGCGTCCGCAAATACTTCAGCAGGATGGAGCGACCCAATGGTGCGGGTTGTGGGACTGGGATCGTCGCCACGTAGCTCACCTGCCAATATCAGTGTGATGATCAGGAATGCAATGAAGATATGCGCCCAAGCGGCGCGCTTCTGCGTCGGAGACATCACCCAGCCCAGCTCGCCCCCAACAGACCTGCCAGTGCTACCAAGATGACGGCAGCGACAATCAACTGGTGGAAATACTTTGCAGCAGCGAGCGCCAGAATCGCGAGGATGAGGCCAATCACCAACAACACTGTTGCGATCATTTCGAGCCCTTCTTGGACTTGTTGCCCTTGAGCCTTCTGTCCTTCCGCGTTCCCTTACTGGGCTTTCCGCCCACGCCTACCACCTCCCTTGCGCCGATTCTTGCGCAATGATGGGTAACGCTTCAAGACCTTGGCCCGGATGGTACTGTACGCGCCGGCCGTGTCACTCCGAGACGCATATGCTAGTGCAGATTTCGCACGAGCCTTGGTGTCAATGGGATACTTGCGCTGACTCGGCAGCGCGAAACTGCTGCGAGGCAATGCTTTCCGGCGCTTACTGTTGAGTTTGGCCATCTAGTGTCAGCTCCCCAGAAGCCCGAGCCATCCACTCGTCCAGCGAATCCCTACGGGCCTGCTGCTCTTCTTGAAGTTTGTCGCCTTCATCTTCCGGGAACACGTAACCGTACTCTTCCAGCTCTGCACGACCCCAATCCGCGCTGGCGATTCCACCAGCAACAATGTCCAGGATCTCCTGGATGCGAGCCTTGCGGTCGGTCGGCAGTTTCTCGCCAAACACCGGCACGGCGTAAGCGTCGCTGTTGAAGCCTTCATACGCGGACAGGAATGCCTTCAGATCAAACAGCATGTTGCCGAGGACATCCTGGATCTCGGTTTCACGCTCCTCAGCCTTGCTGAGCATTGGGCCCATCTGCATCGCGAGACTGACGCCGGACTCAGCAACTGAGACGTCCACCTTGCCAATCGCGACCTCTGGAGTCCCAGAGCCCTCGCGGATCGAGTTGATCAGGAATGCCAGGTGGTCCATGTACGGCGTGACCGAGCCAATGCCGTCTACGCGGGTGAAGTTGGTGTTGGCGGGCAGCTCGACCACGCGCCCAGGGCCTAGCCGCCAGTTGATCGTGTTACCCTGGTCATCCTTAGGCGGCCCAGCGTCGGTCGCGTACATCCCCAAGCCTTCCAGCGCCAGCGCTAGCTCCTCATCGGAGATGGCCTGGTTCACAGCAGCCATCACGCGCTCGAATCCGCGCAACTCGCTGCTGCCGAATATGTCACCCGGCGTAGCGATGTTGCGGAAGTGATAGATGGGAATGGCGGTGATCTGTGGCGGCAGCTGCTCGGCTAGCTTCACAACTTGCGCCGGGTTGTGCGTGAGGTCGCGCCAGTTCTCGTCATCGACCGCATACGGCCCAACGCTGTTCCAGATGCTGGTGTCTGAGCCATCGTTGTTGACGGAAGCTGCACCTCGC